TGTTGATCGAAACCGGGATGAAGTCGATCATGTTGTTCTTCAGCATACGGCCATACACGATGGAATGGACGCACATCATACCGAGGGAGTCCATCGAGTCGCCCATGGTCAGGCAAGCATCGACAAAGGCTTCGGCGCTGAAGTTAGTGACGCCAGCGGAGAACGAAGCACCGGACACGTCGAAGGTCATGTCCTTCTGGGTGTGGTAGGCATCGGTAGCTGTGTCGTTGTTGGCGAAGATGCCCTTCATGGTGGCAACGAAAGCAGCTTGTTCGCGGCGCTTCCAGTAGTCGGAAACACGATTGGCAATAGCTAGCATCGGATCGTTGGCGATCAGGTCGGCGGTCAGGTCCATCGAGCTCCAGGAGTTGTTCCGAGACAGACGGACTTGAACTTCTTGCAGCGTACCGATCTTGTTCGGGCTGGAGTTTTGAGCCGGGTCATCCGTGGAGATGTTTTCGGCATCGTTGTCCAGATCCTTGTAGGACGGCTCGTTGAAGGTCGTACCAGCACCGGCCAGCGCATTATCCAGAACGGTGTCGCGGACGACAGCACCGGAAGCGATCAGGCGGGATTTTTCTTCGGTCATGGTGGCCGCATACGGGCCAAAGATTTGCGGAACGATAACGTCGCTCAGACGAGTAGTACCAACAGCCATGAGAATTCTCCTCTAAGTGGCTCAAGTTAAGAAAAGATATTTCAACTCGAAGCACACCCCATGGCGGCATCGATGTGGTGAAGCACAAGCTCCATGGACGGAATATAACAAATCCCTAGAGCTTGTGCAATGACCACATTGTGATGATTAAGCTGGCTTCGGGCCTCCGATGGTCGTACCAGCAGCCTTGGCAAGCTGTTCAGCTCGTCCGGTATTTTCCTTGTAGATACGGCCCTGTTCCGTCAGGTTCCAAGAATCCTTGCTCCAAGGGTTCGATACACCGGAACCGCCACCACGATTGCCGCCAGCGCCACCACCTTGGGACGGACCCCACCAGTGCGGACGCTTTGCTTGCATATCGGTCAGCCAAACATCCGCAGAGATGCCCGGAGTCACACCGACATTATCCTTGGTGACAACAGCACCAGTTTCGTCAATGGTAAAGAGGCGTTCTGCCAGCAGGGTAACATCTTCCACAGCAGAATCAACCACCTTCAGCTTCGAAGCTGCACCACGAACAGCGTCCGTAACAATCCGCATACTGTCTTTTTGGCGGAGCATTTCCAAGGAAGCATTGGATTCGCTGAGTTGCTGTTGCAGAGTTGCGGCTTGACGCTCGATTGGAGCCAGGCGAGACTTGATACGACCTTCAACGATGTCGTTGATCTTAGCATCGTCAAGGTTGCCCTTGGCAGCAGCTTCCAGTTCCGGAATACGATCCAGAGCAGCAATAATGTCTTCTGGTTTGCGATCACCGAAAGTAGCAAAACGATCTTTCAGCAGTTTGTGATCGCCACGCTCCTTGGTAAGAGCAGTTTGCAGACGATCAACATCCGCTTGAGTTTTAACACCCTCGATCCCGGTCAGTTCGAACTTGCCGTTGCGTTCCGTGTAAAGGGAATGGAAGTGCGGTTCAATACCTTCCAACGAATCCAGAATTGCTTTCAACATTTGATTTCTCCTCTGCCATGCAGATAAAAAGGCGGAGTACCATTACCCAGCCGCTTCACAGCTTACTACTGATTGCTGTTCGGTTTGTTATCCTGATTATTTTTATTTTTGGAAGGATCCGTATTTTGCGGATCTTGTTTTTGCGACGTTTGGTTCGGGCCTTCTTGCTTTACCAACTTCATTTCTTCGTCGTAATCCATCTGAGTGTAACCGCGTTCTTTCAACGAGGTATGAATGCTACGCATGGACAAAGGAGCACCAAGGCTTCGTGCAGTCATGAGATAAACAAGCTCTTGTGCATTGGAGGCAGCATTTGTGAATTCGGTATTCGGCGTGACTTTAACCTTTTTGGGGTCTTCACCCATCCATTCCGCAATGTGACGCAAAGCAGTTTGCAAACCTTCCCCAGACGACATGGAAATTTGGTTCAAGTTTGCGGTTTGTGCTGCCAGACGAGCCAGCATAGCGTTACCGGATTCATTTTTGATGCTTTGATTACCAATCAGCTGACCAGCCTTGAATTCCGCACGTTTGCGATCGTTTTCCAACGAATTGCGCTGTTCGGAAAGACCAGTTGAGCTAACACCAATGAATTTAGCGTCACCGCCCATTTCAACGTCAATCCGGCTACCAGCACCAACACGAACTGCATCATCGTCTTGACCCGGAACAGAATTCGGATTGCGAATACCACCAACTGTGACAAGCGTGTCCTGACCTTGCATGTGCAAGTTTTGACGGTAATCAGCTTCACCGCGATAAATCGACAAACACAATTGACCGAGTCCCATCAAAGGGGGGTTATCTGGTGTGCTAATCAAATCCTTACTATTGATAAAAACAAACGGAATCTTGTTCAAAGTCTTGCCGCGCAGCATAGGAATCTGCATGGCGTCTTGAACGTAATTGTCTCCTTCAAAAGCACCCTGCTCGTACAAACCTTCCCGCAGTTCTAGAACACGGTATTTCTCGGTAAATTTCCAAGTAAAACCATCACGAACCATTCCGGATTCGTTCAAGACAACCATATTCAAATTGATGATACCTTCAATGCTTGCACCATCGTCCCAATTAGTGACAGATTCTGCAACATACATTGAAATAAACGGTTGTGGATTGGAAGGATCCGGATCTTTGGGCAAATCAACAAGCAAACCAATACGACCGCTAATCAGTTGTTCTTCGTTAATCTTACGAAGCAACATCATGAGCGATTCGCCATCAACTGTTGCACTTTCCAACAGGTATTGCATCCGCTCAGGAAGTTCGATCTTTGCATCATGCTGGTGGATCAAACCAATAAGAGCTTCAACACCATCTTTCACATAATCCGGAAAGACTGCACGGTCTTTATAAGCTTGATACAGCTTATAACCAATGTTGTTCGGTTCCATACCATCCAACACCATACCAGCAGTCGGGGGCAAGTAAGTAACACCAGCGTCCTTAACCTTACCTTCACCCTTATAGAAGTCCCGCATTGCTGTCCAGGCTTCCAACTTCTCAGCGTACTGAGGATGCGTTGTTTTCAAGCTCATATTTTAACCTCCAAGACCCTTGGTTCGTCCGCCTCTCACACCAACTTCGGTAGAAAGGGCTTTGTAACGTACTTCATCGCAAATGTGATCTTCAGATTCTGTATCAATGTCGTCGGGGTTTTCTTCATCCCGCGGAGCAACAGGAAACAGATCAATGAACATTGTACAAGTGTTAAAGATAAACATGCCAGGCTTTTCTCGCGGGATAGGAACCATAATCGGTTTCCCATTCGCGTCCTCAAGCCCTGTTTCCCTATACTGTGGTAATGCGTCTTTGAGGTATTGGCGGATTTGCTTCCAACCAGCAGTCCGCGAACCCTTTGCCTTATCGCTGCGGAGCCATTGGATACCTTTGTACCGCTTCCCGTCAATCTTGACGGTCTTAGCCATATCCGCAGCAATAGAATTACCGTTTTCAACGTCCCAAATAGAATTATCCGCTGGACCTGGTTGAACCCGGTTGTGGATGCCCATCTTCAGTTCGCGCTCAATAATACCAGCCGCAATATCAGTGGATAGCATCCGCAGGCCTTGGTTAGACTTACCTGTCCAACCATACCATTCGTCAATTCGGAACAAATCACCCTTAACGGTACTCATCCATTTACCGTTAGACAGCTTAACATCGGATCCATCAGACTCCGCCCACCAGCCAACCGAGAACGGACGTGATTCTCCATGGTCATAAGAACGATCAATGCGCCAATTAGCTGGGATATCGAACTGTTGAATGATATGTTTGTCTTTATCCCAAACATCGTCAAACATACCACCCGCAATAATATCCCAATCGCCATAAAGCCAAGCTCGACGTTTATTTGGGTCAGCGATTGATTCCAGCTCCGCAACATATTCCGGGGACAGATATTTGTTTTCCCGGTATGAACCAAACAAGTGTGTTTGAGTTTTGACCACATCTTCACGCTGTTGGGTTCGCGGGTTAAACACATTCACAACCTTCTTGACGATCTGCCCGGGCTTACCTGCTGAAATAAAACGCTTCTTAACCCAATTGTGACCAGCACCATAAGGGTTTGTTGTCACAAACACTTCGAGCGGAATTTCACGCAAGAAATACGGTTCTGTCTCTTCACCTCGAAATTGCGGATGCTCACTTGGAAGGAACGACGAGCGGTTACAAGACATCATTGACTCAAACAATGAGTCCGATGGGTACTTTGTCAGTTCGTTCCAGCCAATAAAAGGGAATTCTTGACCGTGATATCCCCAATAGTCTGTATCTTTCTTGATAGCACGGAAAAGCAATTCTTCGCCTGTAGGCCAAACCCAACGATAATCCGCTTTGCTTGACATGAAGCGAGCGCCGTCCTTAAACTCAGGAAACCAGCGCATAGACTTAGACACCAAGTCGTCCAAGTTCTTATATTCACGGTCAAAAATAATTCCGCGCCAATACCGACCATAACCCTGCCCAACGTTGCGACGAAATCGCATCAATTGAGCATCGGTGTTATGTGTGACGACAAAATCCCTTGTGATAAATAAGCCTTCCGGGTGGGCAATCTTAATGCAGATAGTTTCCTGCATTCCCAATTCCCGGATTGCTACAATCTTATTCGTCAGATGCTTGTGCATATAAGGCTTAATGCGATCCACCTTACGCTTCAGACGGAATGGAACAAACTTGTTCCCAGTTTGAATATAAACCTGATATGCCTTGTCATAGACAGTTTCGCCAATAGTGGGGAATTTATCTGTCAATGTAGCACGAGCACCAAGCGATCGGGCAAGGTATTGAACATCTTTTGCAAGTTGCAGACTTCTGCTGCAGAATGAAATATAACCATTCTTATCAATCGTTCCATCGGTATCCATCAAGCCTTGCAAAATTGCCAACCGGGATTCATAAGATTGATGAAGATAAATCGATGGAACATATTTGGTCTGAGACTTTACATCTTGTAGAGAAAGAGTATTTAGGGCTTCCGTAAAATCATTATTAGCACTGAAGTTTCTCAGACCGCTACGTTGATCGCAAAGTGTTTCCCGGAATCCATATTGCAAAGAGTGGTCTGCAAGTTCGGAATCAACAGTGCAATACGAACCTCGCTGCGCAGAGCAACCATCCCCAAGGAATAGACCCATCATGTAAGGCTCGATCGGAAGGTCTGCACAGGAACTCATCTCAACCTTATTCAAGGTTGGAA